ATGGTCCAGCCAATCACAAAGATTGAAGTTGCCAGCCGACAGGTAGCCACCGCGATCGAGCTGGTCCTATCCCGATCCGACATTGTTTCCGCCCACACCTTGGCCTTTGCTGCCCGCGACATCCTCGCGAACCTATGTCAGCACCGGCGCATTCGGGTGACGTTCGACGACATCTTTCTGGCTTGCGGCCCTGCCCTGGAGCGCGACCTTCGCTTTCATCTGCGGAAACACTACACGTTCTTCAAGCACGCGGATCGCGACCCGGATGCGACGCTGGACTTGCACGACGATCGGTACACCGACTTCGTGCTTATCGAATGCCTTGAGCGGCTGAAGGCGCTTGGCGCGTATCCGCCTCAGTGCGCGTTTTTTCCGATCTGGGTGCAATTCTGCACGCCAGGCATGTTTATGGGCGGACCGGCGCGTGTGCTCTTCGAGCCGATGCAGCAGTTGATCCACCTCTGGCGGCGTGACGAACAGTGCGTCCTGGGCCTGATGTTTTCCAGACTGATGCAGGATCGCAAGAGCGAAGCTATGGCGTTGGCGGCGAGTCTCGACAAGACCCGGCGAAACGATATGCGGGTTCTGGAGGCAATGTTTCCGGCTGCCATGCTCATGGTTCAGCAGATGACGCAGCAGGCAAAATAAGAGGCCCGGCGCGCGGCCGGGCCCGTGCGAGAGGCCCGGCAGCCGAAGCCGCCGGACCGGACTGAGATCTCAGTCGCTGCCGTATGGCTGCGGCACCGGGCCGAACTCATCCAAGGCCGCCTGGGGCACCAAGGCCACCGCGCCGGCGAACACCGGAACATGGTCCGGGCAACCGTAGCGGATCCCCTCCACGTAGATGCGAGCCGCCAGCGCGACGCCGAGTGCTGAGGTCGGAATCGCTTTCCTCATCCGCTCCTCCGCGGCGTGCATGTCGGCGCACGCCTTCTCCTCGGCATCGGACAAGGCGTCGAGGTTGTGCTTCCTCCGCAGCTCCGCGATCATGCGGCCCTTGCGTCGCAACTCCCGTTGCAGATAGCGCCGGATGCGCGCCGCGCCCTCAGGATCGTCTGATGCCAAGATATCCCAGCGGCCATCGAAGCCGCGCCCGCGGCCGTCCAACGACCAGATCTGGTAATGGTGCTCTTCCCCGCGCGGGGCGTTGTAGTGGACCAGCGTGATTTTCGGATCGCCGTGGTGCACACAGGCGGGCAATCCCTTGCTGGCGCTGAGGTGCGCCTTATTGGCCGCCTTATATGCCTCGCAGGAGGCGACCCATTCGCGGTATGCCGTGATGAAGGGGTCAGGCTCGGCAGGCGCAGAAACCGGCGCAACCTGCGCCTGCTTCTCGGCCGGTAGCGCGGCAAGCGCAGGGACGGTGGCGGCAGCAGCGCCACCGGAGAACGCGGCCAGGAAGCCGCGGCGGGTTGCGTTGGCCGTATCACGCGACATGGTCGCCTCCCGCGATGGCTTCCATGTCGTCGATCACGCTGAAAACGACAGGATTGGCGTAGTGGAAGCCAGTGTCCTCAAGGCACTCCCGACCAAGTTCTATCGCGACGGCGGCGCGCAGCTTGAGCAGGACGCCGCGGGGCGTGCGAGCCGGCGTTTCGGCGAGTTCATCACGTAGCTGGGTGAGTTGACCCTCGGCAGGGTCAGTGGCGGTGTCTACGTAGCCGTGCTCGGCCTTGGTGCGATCGCATTTGGCGCGCCACGCCTCCCAGAGGCGGTACCACGCCTCGAAATCAGCCTTCTGCTGCTCGGTCAGTGGATCGCCGATCTTGATCTGCTTCGCCTCCTGTTCAGTCATGCCAGTGACGCGAAGGACAGGTTCAGCCGGCTGGTGTGCGACGGCGAGCTCGTATCTCGCCTCGTTCTCGGCGCTGATGCGATCAATCTCTGCCTGCTGCGCAACGATGGCGTCGTGCAACCGCTGGATCTCAGCATCGGGGTCTGTGGCTGCGATTTGGTCTCTCGGCATAGTGTCCTCACGCTGGGCTGATGCCGCCGCGGATGCGACGGTGCCGAACGATACCGCTGTCGCGGCTGCCAGCACGCGCCGGCGGGTCGATGTCGCGCTCATGACCGCACCTCCCCCTTGCCCCAGAGGACGAACGCGCCGACGACGCGGCCGCGGACGTCGAGATCCTCGAGAAGCGCCATCCGGTTCGGGGCGGTGCCGCCGTCACACGTGATCCGGACGTAGGCCGGCATGGGGCCGCAGACCTCAAGCCGGCGGACCAGCAGGCGCTCCGTGCCGCCCCTGCGCTCAGCGAGGACGAAGACGCCCGGCGGCGATGGCCGGCGGTCAAGGGCGTCGACTTCGACGAAGTCGCCCGGGCGCAGCGCCGGCGCCATGTCGGCGTCGGCGATCTCCAGTATCCACCGGCCCGGTGCGGGTCCAGCAGGCGCGACGGCGCGCGTTTCCTCGATGTGCATGGTTGGTGCTCTCGCGTTTGGCTTATCAGGCCATTGCCAACGAACAGCGCTGGCGCCGGGGGCTGATAACCGACGCGAGTCGGCGGACTTCTTGGGCCGTTTCCGGCTTATCCGTCGCACCCCCGGCAAGGGGCGCCGTGCCCCAGGATCAAGGCACAGCAAAGGCCGCCTCCGGGCGACCATCGGCTCGCGTTTAAATGGGTGTTATCAGCACCCGACAAAATGGTGCACGTGGGCAGCGCAGGTGTCAACATCCCATGCCAGAAAGAGGGGAGGGGGGATCCCATGTACAGGTTCGACCACGGATGGAAGCGATGGCATGAAGCGTTGAAGGCACGCGGGCAAGAAATCCGGATGGGAGATGGCGACGTCCCTCGCCACCTACAAAGAGCGAGGGACGCTCTATTTCTTGTCGCTGACATGGCCATCATGTCAGGCGTGCATCCAGGGAAGGTAGCAGATCTTTGTATCGGTTTCGGCGTCGAAATCCTGCGCCAGGACGGCATGACGGACCTTGAGATTGCGAAACTGTTGCCAGCCTATGCGGACAGTCAAGATCGTGGCGACGACCTGTCTCTTGACGACGATGATGGTCGAGATCCGTTTCCCGTGTGGTGAGGCTCGGCCGTTGGCCCACCGTTATGCCGGCGTAGCGCTTGGCATCGACGAATGGTGCCGGCAGCAACCGGACCTGCCGTCGCGCGCAGAAGCGATCCGCCGGCTGGTCGAGCTGGGGTTGAAGCGCGTCCCGAAACGTACGTAGGTATCATCATGCGACCACTGCTTAAGACCGCCGTTGCCTCACTCGTCTCATTCGGAGTCGCCGGATGGGATGCCGCGGCACAGCCGCTCGGCGACGCGTTGGAAAGCTGTATTAAAAACGCAACGATCAACATAACCGTCAAGCTCGACGGCAAGCTGGATGCGACCCAGCTGGTGCTTTTTTGTGAAGGCGCCGATGCACGCCGTCTCTATCTCTCCAGTGAGAAGGTGACGAAGAAGGAAACCGGAGAGAACGGCGACACTCGGCGGTTCTTCGGTCCGTCCAACAAACCCGAAATCGCCGGATGTTACAAACAGGGAGGGGTGAGCGACCCCTCTTATCTGTGCCACATAACAATCAATCTAGCTGAACAATTCATTCGGGAATACGCACGCCAACCGTGACCGCTGACCTGACAACGGTCCCCTAGCTAGGCCGACAGCACCAGCGGCCGGTTGAAGTCGCACTCCGTCGATACATGCCAGGCGCGAACGGGAGTTGGAGGCCGCGGCGCCAAGCCGTTCAGGCGGCGCCTGCTCAAGGGCTGATCTAAACTGGACTGGAAATCGCCAGCAAGGGCTCGGCGGTTGTGTCATGATCGCACGCAGCAACCGAAGGATCGCTCAATGGCCAGGCCACCGGAAGCGGATATCGATGACATGGAAGGCTTTCTGGGCCTTCTGGAGCATGCTCGCCTGGAACTCGTCGAGGCCGTCATGGCCAACAACACCGAGCGTTACGATGAGGCAGACCTACAAAAGCTGGCGCTTCACGGGGCCGCGGTGCAATCCGTGAAGGATGCCATCGCATTTCGTAAGAAATTCGATTCGATGTAGCGCTGGAGGGGGAAGGTGACGGCAAGCATGCTGGGGGAAACCCGACTTCTGGAGTACTTCAAGTCGGAGCGAGATCGACTGCTGTGGCACTTCGCGAGCGGCAACCTGCCGCCCGAACGTGAGGAAGTCGAGTATCTCGCCACGATCCAGGTAGCCATTCAGGCGGTTGAAGGCCTCATTGCAGATGGCGGCTTGCGCGAGATTGGCGGCGAGAAGCCTACCGCGCCGTTCATGAGCACAGGGAAAGATTGAGCAGGGGCGCGCGGGCGAGCCGGCAGAGGTCAACGTTCTGGGCTGACGACGAAGGTTGGGGCGTTCACTCGCCGTGTGCGCCGCCGAGAGCCCGATAGGCCGCCAGCGCCTTGACGACGAGCGTCGCCGGCAGCTCCCTGTTGCAGAAGTTGACGCCGCGGCGGGCGCCCGAATCGACCGCGTCCAGCTTCGGCGCCCAGACCTTGAGCCTACCGCCCGGCTGCCGCACCAGCGCGCAGCCATACAGCTCCACCTCAGACGTCTTGCAGTCGAACCATGCCAAGACGCTGTCGCCGCTCTTGTTGGGCTTCGGCGTCAGCACGAGGGACAGACCCGTCACCGCGATGTCGTCCATTGATCGTCTCCTTCAAACAATGAGCAGCCCTTCGGGTCGCTCGTCGCTGTCATAGACCGAACGGCTGTTGCCGCCGGCCGTCGCGCCCCCGATCGCCATGATCGTGGCGTCGATTCCGTCGATCTTCTTCGGTGAGTCCTTGTGTTCCTTCTTCGGCAAAATGGTGCCGTTGACGCGCCGGTCGACGACGCAGTTCGATGCCATCCACGTCAGGACGGGATTGCCGTCGTGGCGGAACTTCCGGATCTCGACCAGCGCCTCCAGCATCTTGGCCGGCTCCGAATACGTGTCGGGCTTCTTGTGGATGATCTCGACCGGGAGGCCGTCGCCGAGCAGGCTGGCCGCGATCTGGGCGGAGCCGTAGTGCTCGATCCTGATCTTCTCGACCTGGTGCTGGTCGCACAGGGCCCGGATTTCCTCCTCGATCCTGCCGTGGTCGATGAAGTCGCCTTCGGTCGTCGTGATGAAGCCCTCGTCGGCCCAAACCCGGTAGTGCGTGGTGGTCCGGTGGGCACAGACGTCGACCAGCAGCTCCGGCAGGAAGAATTTCGAGAAGGCGTGGAAGATGCCGTCGCGCTCGAAGACGATGACCACCGCGGCGACGTCGTTGGTGTCGGCGAGATCGACGCCGATCCATGCCGGCTCCGTCGTGAAGTCCTCGATCCGCAGCTCGGCGTCGCCGCAGGCCTTCCATTGCTCCATCGACAGCCAGGCCGCCGCGGCGTTCTGCCAGACATTGACGCGCTTCGTCTTGAACTCGCCCGCGCTGGCCGGCGAGTTGCGCGCCTGCTTGGCGTAGCTCCGCATCTTGTCGATGGCGACGCTGACGCCGAGGTTCGGATTCGCCTTCGGCCACACCCGCTCATCGAAGGGATCGTCGCCCTCGTCGAGGGTGTAGATGACACCGAAATAGGTATCGTCCTCGAGTACCTGCTCCAGGATCTTGGTGACGTAACTGCGCTGCTCATAGCAAACGCCCTGGGTGTTGTAGCCCGCCGTCGTAATGTACCAGCCCAGCGGGTTGCGCCGCGCGCCGGTCGCCGAGCGCAGGACATCGTAGAGGGAGCGGTCCTTGTGGGCGTGGAGCTCGTCGATCACGGTCAGGTGCGGGTTGAGACCGTCCTGCGTCGATGACTTCGCGTTGATGGGCTGGATGCTGCCGCCGCTGGCGCCGCAGACGATGGAGTTGGCCATCACCTCCAGGGCGAACGTCTCGCAGAGGTCCGGTGTCAGCTTCGCCATCTTCGATGCGACGTCGAAGACGATGCGGGCCTGGCTGCCGCTGGTCGCCGCGGTTTTCACCTGCGGGCCGACCTCGCCCTCACAGGTCAGGCAGTACAGGGCGACGCCGCTGGTCAGCGCGCTCTTGGCGTTCTTGCGCGCGACCTCTGTATAGGCTTGCTCGAACCGCCGGCCGCCGTCGCTACGGCGGCGCCAGCCGAACACCGTGGCGAGCAACCAGACCTGCCATGGTTCCAACGTGATCGTCGGCGTCGACCACCGGCCCTCGACATGCGGCAGCTTCTCGATGAAGTCACAGACGTTGCCGGCGTGCCATGGATCGAACCGATAGGGCCATGCCGGATCGGTCCGGGCCCGGTCGAGGTCGCGCAGGTGGCGAGCACAGGCCAGCTTGACCCATCGGCAGGCCGCCACCTTGCCGCTGCCGACGTCCCGGCAGTACCGCAGCGCGATGGCCGCATAGTCACGCATCCCGGCCCCCGGTTGCTGGCGGCTTCGGCGCATTCGCAGCGAACCGGCTCACCTTGCCACCGGCCGGCGTGCGGCCGATCTGGCTGGCTGGGGTGTCGAAGAACTCCGCGGCGAGGATCCGGAAAGCGGTGATCTGCGCCACCGGCGGCGTGTTCTTCTTGCGGTACTGCTCGATGAGCGCCGCCTCGATGGAACAGTACTGCGCCAGCGCGGCCTCACACCCGACGATGCTCTGGCCGCGCGCCGCGTAGATCGCGACCTTCTCGGCCCACAGCTTGGCCGCCCGGCCGCGCAGCCAGGCCGGCTTCACGACATCCCCGGCGACGGGCGCCACGATCGCCTCCCGCCGGCGGCCCGGCTCATCGGTTCCGGAGATCAGCTTCAGGGCGGGCGGTTTGCCTTTGGGGCCTGGTCGCATCGTCAGGACTTCCCTGGAATTTTAATGTGCGTCGCCAAAAATTCGACGCCCCCGCCGGTCCCGCCCCCAGGCTGGAAAGTCTGCGAGGCCCCCGGGGTCGCGCGCCGCTCGGCCGACTGCTTGCGGCTGGCGTGGCAGGGCGACGACGCCATCGGCTGCCAATTGGCGCGGTTCCAGAAAAGCCGCTGGTCGCCGCGGTGCGGGATGATGTGGTCGACCATGTCGGCCAGCCGCCCGCAGCCGCAGACGCAATGCCTGTTCTCCGGGCGGGCAAGGAACGCCTTGCTCTCCCGCTGCCACTTCGAGTCGTAGCCACGGGCCCGCGCGCCGGGACGACGGCGGTCGGCTGCCGCCTTCCTGGCACGCTGGCACGGACACATCTCGCCCGCGGCGATGGTGTAGCCACAGCCGCAGGCACGGGGCGGGCGCATCGGCATCGCGGGCGCCTTACGGGCCGCTGGCGATCTTCAGGACGCCGGCGTCATTCCACAGCGTGACGCCGTCGCCAGGATCGGAGGTCGGCAGGGCGCCGAGGTCGGCACCGCCGACGATCAAGCTGCCGCCGGCCTCGACCGTGATCTTGCCGCCGTCGGCGACAACGACCTCGTCGCCGTCCTGCTTGTGATAGACCTTGGTGTTGTAGGACATGTCGCCCTCCATCACGCTGGCGGGTTCGGCGTCGGCACGCTCGCGGGATGGCCGAGCAGCCAGCAGCCGGCGAGGAAGATGTTGCCGCTGTTGTTGCCGCTGGGCGTGATCGTGACGCGGCAGTAGCGCTTCGGCCCGACGTACCCGATCTTTCGGACCTCGTTGTCGTCGTCGGCCGCCGTGAAGCCGGCCTGCGCCTCGGTGCCCAGCAGGTAGGCGTCATCGACCGCAGCGTGGTCGGAGAGGTTGGCCGCATCGCCATCCTCGAATAGCACCGCGAACGTCGCATCGGCGTCGGTGTTGGCACCGATGAGGATGACGAACTCGCAGGAACCATGGCCCAGCGTGTCGACGATCTGCGACACGTACGGCGTGTTGTCGGTGCCGGCGGCGACGGGCGACAGCCCGCGCTTGATGTTGATGTTGTTGTGCAGGTCACGCATGGGGTGATCTCCTCAGGAGGTTCCGACCTTGAGCTTGCGCAGCGCCTCGGCCTTGCCGACGCCGGCACCGACACGACGACGACCGTGGAAGCGGGTCATGCCGTTCGTGGCCTGGCTGTAGGGGTCGCGCAGGATCGACATGCTGATCCGGTCGAAGATGCGGTATCCACGGGCGAAGTCGCCGAACACGATCGGGAAGGCGCCGCCGCTGACGTCGGGCATGTCCGGCGCCTCCAGCACCGGGCGGCCCAGGATCGTGGTCGTCACCTGGCCCGCCAGGCCCGCGGTCAGGACGAGGTAGTTGCCGTTGCCATCCTTCAGCTTGCGGATGGTGCCGAGCGTGGTGCTGTTCATCATCCACACCGCCTGCGCCCGGTACGGCGTCGGCAGGGCATGGAAGACATCGATGAGGCCGTCGGCCGTGATCTTCGATGCGTCGCCGCTGGCCGTGTAGCTGAGGTCAGCATTCTGCATGAAGCCGGGCGGGATCAGCGGCCCGGCGCCGTTGACGAACGCCGTGCCCTCGGCGACGCCGAACTCCTCGGCAAACTCGAAGGCGAGCAGGCCCGGGATATCGAAGGCCGAGTCCTCGAGCATCGAGTTGCTGACGTCGACATACGCCGCGAACTCGCACACCGCGTATCGGGACTGCCCGAACGTCACGGTCGTCTGCGGCCGTGCCGCCGGTCCTTCGCCAACCCACTGACCGGTCATGCCGCCGGTGCGCTTCGGCCACAGGACGGCCGGCGCGCTGGTCGGGCGCACGGTGGCGACCTGGCGCACCGGCGACCACAGGACAACGTTGCGGTCCAGCTCGGTGACGAACTGATCGGGGGCGAGATAGCCGCCGGCGGTGTCATCCGACACCCGCAGCGACTTCGCCTCGTCCGGCGTCAGCACCTCACGGCCGCGACGGAGGAAGGCGTCGAAAGCCTTCGTCTCGATGGCGGTCTCCTCGTCGGACTTCTTGTCCGTGTTGGGCCGATTACGCTTCGCGATCTCCTCGTCGAGACGATCGCCGAGCTTCTTCATCTCGCTCTCGACGCCCGTGAACTTCTCGTTCAGCGTGGTCGTCAGCGACTCGATGGCCTTCACGGGATCCGGGTCGTCATCGGCCGCCTTGGTCTCCAGGACCGGCCAACCCGTCCAGGTGGAACGCTCATGCTTCATGCTTTCAGCGCCTCCTCAGCGCGCTTGATGGCCGCAACGAGCGCCCGCGCGCGCTCGGGATCGTGGCCTTTGACGTTGGAGACGGTGGCGCGCGGGTGCATCGGAAAGGTCACGATCGAAATCTCGGGAAGGTCGACCTCCTCGAGGAAGCGGATGCCCTTGGGGCGATCGAACTTGTCCTTGATGGTGCGGAAGCCGATCGACAGCCCGTCGAGGGCGCCGCGCTTCATCAGCACATGCGTCTCGCGGCCCTTCTCGGTCTCGAGGATGATCTGGCCTGTCGCGCGCAGCCCCTTGCGATCCTCGACCAGTTCCGTCCAGACCCCGATGGGCTGGCGGCTGTCGTGATCGCGCAGCATCTTCACTTTTCCGGCGGGGCGGCGCTGCAGGGATTTCGCGAAGGCGCCGGCGACGACGACGTCGCGGCCGAGATCCTCGGTGCCGAAGATGCTGGCGTAGCCGCTGAAGACGCCTTCATCGCTGACACCCTTCGTGTCGATCTCGAAGGCGAATCCATGGTCCGTCGTCATGCTGCGATCCTCGGCTTGGCCTGCTGCGCCGGCGGCTTCTCGTTGCCCGGCGTCTCGGTGTTCATCGGCACGCGGTACTCGTCGCCGCCTTCGTATGGCGGCCGGTTCTCCAGCGCCCGGACCTCGTTGGGGTTCAAGATGCCGTTGGTGATCGCCTTCGCGTAGGCTTCGAAGCGCGCCGCGATCTCGGCCTTCACGAGCTCGTCGACAAGAAACTCAGGCACGTACTGTGCCTGGTCCTCGGCGGACAGCAGCCGCGACACCGCGCCCTGCCAGAGCTTCAACCGCGGCAGCAGCGTGAAGGACAGGAAGGCCTGCGCCATCTGCTCGCTGTTGCCCCAGGTCGCGCGGCCGAAATCCATCAGCAGCATCGGCGGGACGCCGAGGGCCCGGGCGATCTCGATGACCTGGAACGAGCGCAGCTCCATGAACTGGAGATCGACCGAGGTGAAGGTCAGCGGTTTGAAGTCGATGTCTTCCTCGAGGATGGCGGTGCCGCCGGCGTTGGAGCCGCCGTGCACCGCATGCCAGGAGTCCCGGAGACGATCGGCGGTTACCTGCGACAGCCGATGCTTGACCTTCAGCACGCCCGATGGCCGACCGCCGTTACCAAACAGCCGGCCGGCGTGACGCTCCATGGCGATGCCGAGACCGATGGCCTCGCGGGCCTGCCTTGCCGGCGACAGCTCGCCGAGGGTTGGCACGTGCAAGATATCGCGCCACGGATAAGTGCGCTGCGCGCCACCCTGGAGCGTGACCTCGTACTTCGGTTCGAGCGTTGCGTCGTCCTGCTTCACCACGACGGACTGTGGCGGCAACCGGATCAGCTCGATGATCTTTGCGCCGGCGCGGTTCGCCAAGGCATACGCCCCTTCGTGCGTGACGCAGTCCAGCTCCATCTGCATGAGGAAGTCGGCCGCCGAGGTCCAGGCGTTCGGGCGGTCGTGGATCAACCGGTAGAGCGGGTGATCGGTGGCGCGGTCCTTGCCGCCGTCGTCCCGGCGCCGATAGAGCAGGAAGGGAAGCGACCCCAGCACCTCGGAGCGGACCGCGGCGCCGCGGTAGAACGGCATGTGCCGCATCGCCACCGTGGGCGACACGGCGATATCCGCCGCCGTCCGGGACGCGACGTCGATCAGCGCTTCCCACGTCGAGTCGGACTTCCGCTCCGGGGCGCCGAACAGGCTTTTGATGCGCTTAAGCACGCTGATCCACTCGTTCTGGAGACGACATCATCGCTGATTCGCCGCCGTCTGTATGTTCACGCGTGACAGAAGCGCGAAGAGTGTCGATGGCATAAGCCTCAAACGCGCGTCGGACGCTCTCGAAATCGGTCGACTCGGCAAGCGTGATATAGCCCTCGGCGACTAGAAGCGCGGCAACATCGTCCTCGGGGAGCACCAGATCGAAGGTGCGCAGGCCCAGAAGGGCGCGGGCACGACACCGCCGCTGCCTGTCCGCCGCCTGCCGCCGCTGGCGTTGTCGGGCGGCGCGGCTCATGACGAACCCTCACGCCGGCGACGCAGGCGGGCTGCGTGTCGCGCGGCACGCTCTGTCTCGCCGAGGTCGGGAATGGGAATCCACGGCTGCAGGACCGGCAGACCGTGGCGGCGGCAAAAATCCGCGATGGCCCGTAGCGCGGCAGCACCAGCCTGGATGCGCTCGACGCCGCCCACGATGCCGGCGGCAGCCTCCGCGCGCAGCGGGGTCAACACGTCGATCAGGTCGACCGACCACGCCTCCCGGGCGTTCTTCAGGGTCCGCTGTGCCTCGGCCGCCCTCCGAGCCAGCCCGGCATCGTGTGGAGCAACGCGGGCGGCAGCTTCGGCCCGGGCCAAGGCAGCCTCGGCCACACGCACGGCGGCGGGTGGTTCGAGGCCGGTCAGGCTGGCATCGACGACAGCCGTGCGGCGGTAGTGGGCAGGGCCGGTCATCGGGCGCGCCTCCAGAGCGCCGCCGTCGGGTCTGACACTTCTGACACGTCATCCGGTTGAACCGTACGTACGCGCATCACGCGCGCGCGCGGGACGTTGATAAAGGCGGAAGTGTCAGAAGTGTCAGAGCCCGTCATTTGACCACCTATTCAGGCGCAAGCCGGCGAAGCCGCGGGCACCTCTGCTGTCCCGCTTGGGGGCGAATCCACGGGCCTCAAGGGTATGGACGAACCGCTTTTGGCTGCCGGTCGGCTCCCCGGTGCGCTCGGTCCAGCCCTTCCAGGAAGCAAACATCTCGGACGACTGCGCCCAACCGTTCGGGTCGATGGTGCACGCCTCGTCCAGCCACAAGGCGATGGAGTCCTCGGCCGCGAGGTATTCCTCCGTGGCCGCGACGACGGTGGCGGGTGCCTTCAGACCATCGCGCTGCCAGGTGCGGCAGCCGTCGACCATCCACCGCATGATGGCGGGCCATTCCGCCTTCAACTTCTCTGGCAGCTCAGGATCCCGGCTTTCGGGCGGGATGGTTACGGTGAATGGCAGCAGGTGCAGTCGTCGGCGCATCGCCTCGTCTACACCCCGCAGGCTGGGGCGATGGTTGCCGACAATGAGCAGCTTGAACTGTGGCACGTACTCGAAGAAGTCCTGCCGCATGTACCGCGCCTTGATGCGATCGCCCCCCGTCAGGGATTTGATGCGGGCCTCGTTCCAGCGGCGGCCGTCGTCGATTTCGGAGGCCACGACCAGGCGGGCGCCGCGCAGGTCGGCCAGCTCGGTCGGGTGCCGCTCGATACGCGAGGCGAGGAAGACGTCGGCCGGTGCCGTCGTGGCGTAGTCGCCCAGGATGCCGGCAACTGTGTTGACCAGGACGGATTTCCCGTTGGCACCGGTACCCCAGCCGAAGAACAGCGCGTGGGCGGACGTATCGCCCGTCAGGGCATAGCCGAGCATGCATTGCAGGAAGCCGATCAGAGCCGGGTCGTTGCTGGTGATCTCGGCAAGGAAGCGCAGCCATCGTGCGGGGCTGGTGCCCTCGGTGAGGGGCGTGGTAGCCGCAACCTTGGTGCAGTAGGCGAGCGGATCACTGGGCCGTAGGCGGCCGGTGCGCAGATCGACCAGCCCGCCAGGGGTATTGATCGTCCAAAGATCGGAATCCCATTGGTCGGCGCTGGCGACGAGACGCCTGTCCGATCGCGCCATGCGCTCGACGCCGGCCACCGTGGCAGCTGAGGCCATCTTTCTCGCTCGGGACGACTCGCTGTCCTGCTTGGGCGCGAATTCCCGACAGACGCCGCGCACGAGGTCATAGACCTCGGTCGTTCGGTCCTGCTGCCAGCGGCAGCCATCCCAACGCAGCCAACCCATCTGACCGTCGTGGCGCAATTCGCCTGCATGGCGTCCTGCGAACTCGAGCGCCAACCAGTCTTCGGAACCGGTTGGCGATCGACGCTGCTGCTCGGCGAAGACTGCTTGGGTCGCGGCATTCGCCCATGCCTCATCGGCCATGCTGGAGGCATCAGGCGGCATGACTCACCGCCTCGGCCATCGCCGCGAAGTCTTTGACGCCTGCCGGCGCGACAATGGCGGCGGCCCGCCCAGCATCACGCCATCTCGCCGCTGCGGCCTCGGCAGCATCGCGGCCCGGCGCATCAGCGTCTCGGAACAGCGTCAGCGCTTCAATGCCGCCCAGGACCGGGAACGTGCGCATGCTGCCGGTCGACATGCACGCCCATATCGGCCGCCAGCCGCTGTTGATGATGGCGAGGCCGTCCTCGATGCCCTCGGACAACCCCAGACCGAGCGTCACGTCTTCGTCTGGCGTCAGCTTCACAACGGCACCGGCGGACCGGCCCAGCATCATCTTCGCGGGCTGGACGTCGGCCTTGCCGCTGCCATCGGGGCGCAGGTAGGTGCGATGCACCCCAGTCGGCTCGTTCGTGATGGCGTCTCGCATCAGGGCGACCATCGCCGGCAGACGGTCGCGCCCGCGCGGGCATTGCGTGTGGAACCGAATGTCTACGCAGTCGGGCGGTAGCCTGCCGAGGCCTCGGCTCCGTAGGTAGGCTTGGACGACGTGCAGGGGCCCGTGCGCCTCGCCGAAGATTTGGACACCGCGGGCGATGGCCTCGCTGCGATCATCCCATAGCGTGGACCGTTGTGCGTCGGCCGTGCGTTGCTCTGCCTCGTCGAGCTGATTGCGGCGTCGCAGCTCGGCGAGGATGTCGATTGGGTCGCAACCGGCGAAGCAGCGCACCAACAGAGCGGACTCGCCGTCCGATAGCATCAGGGACGGACTGCGGTCGTCGTGCGAGACGCAGCGGACCATGCCGTATCGGCCATGCCAGCGGCCACCAAGCGCGGCGGTGATCGTATGGGCGGTGCTCATGCGCCGCCCTCCAGCCACTCGCGGTGGTGCGCGGCTCGCAGCCTCTCCTCTAGGTCGGGTTCGCCGGCGTGCGTGAACTGATGGAGGCCCAGGTGACTCGCCTCATCTTCGCGTCCATCGATCAAGCAGTTGAGCTCGCGCCGAGTCAGCTCGGGCCACGGGTCGCTCAACCCCAGCGCGGCGGCGATAATCGGCACGACCGCCTCGACGGCGTGGTGCTTCCGGTTTATCAGGTCGACGATGAAGCCGAGCCGATCGTAGGCTTCGTCGGGATCATTTTCGGCGGCGATGTGATCATCGACGGCGCGCTCCAGGCTGGCCTTGGTGGAGTCGGGTCTGGCGTGGTCGTCGCCGCTGCCGAACCGGCGTTCGAATGCCTGCCGTAGGTGCGTTGTCGTCATCTGGTCGTCGAGACGCAGTACATCATCTAATTGGGCGACGAGATCCTCGGCGCGCTGAGCGGGCGTGCTCGGTTCGCTTGGTGTGGGTGGCGGTGATGGCGTTGCGGTCGCCGGGTCGAAGATCGGACAGGGCGGCCCGGTCCACGGTCCGCGCTTCGCCGCCTGGTCGTCGGGTGTCAGTAGACCATACGTCTTGCTCAGGGCGCGCAGCGCCTCCCTGACGGTCGAATGCGAAACACGTTTCGCTTTTTCGGCGTCGAGGCCGGCCAACGCCATGTAGTTCTGCGCGGTCCTGGGCGTGAAGGCGCAGTTGGCCTTAATCCAGCTGAGCCACTTGCCGTGTGGCACCTGTGCCTTGGCTTGGCGCAGCAGCGCGCCGGCGCGAAAGGCGTGGTCGATGCCGGTCTGGATTGCCCGCTCACTCTCGGCGTGCGCTTCGTTGATCAGGTCGGGGAGATCGTCGAGCAGGACGGCCTCGGCCCGGGCCTGCACGACGGGTAGGCGGGCCGCCTCGATGATCCCGGTATTGGACATCGAGGTAGCCCTACTTCGCCAGCCTATCGACGAGGTCCATGGCGTCCTGCAGGCCTTCGATCACCTCAGCCAGCAGCGCCGGCGGGACGGTGACGCCCTTGGACGTCGGCACGATCTCGCCGGCCGCGGTCGTGATGTGGAGCCTGATGTCGATGAACTCGCGACCCTTGTAGCTGCGCTGCGCGATGCGGATGCGCTCGCCGCGCCTCTCGTTCTTGACGATATCGGCCAGGACGACGTCGGCAGGGTCAGTCGGTTGCGTCTCGCGACGCTGAGAGGTAGAAGGCATCGTTATTTTCCGTTGCTGAGATGACTTCGCCCGCTCCGGGGTTTTCCTCGGGCGGGCGTTTCTTTGAGGGGATGCTTTGCGCCGGCATCGCGCGAGAAGAGGTCAGGATCGGCGCGCCGGCCATGCCCTCCCGGGACAGCAGGAGAGGTGCGTAGAGCCTGTTGCCGGCCCGGATCTGGGCGGGGGTCGGACGGCGAGTCCGCGGCATCAGGCGGCCCGTTTGCTGGCCAACCACGTCAGGAGGTCATCGCGCATGATGAGGCGACGCTTACCCAGTTTCAGGCTGGCGAGCTCGCCATGCTTCAGCGCGAGATAGATGTAGGAGCGACCAATGCCCGTCGCCTCGACCGCTTCCTCAACGGAATAGCTGATCTTGACGGGGAGGGCAGGGGCCGCGGCGGTGGCGGTGTTCTGCATTCTGTCGTCCATGAGTTCGTGGTGGACGACAGACCATCTATGCCAGTCGATGCCCGGCAAACAGACCCAAAATTTCGGAGCGGGCCTTTACACCGGTGCAAGACTCACGTGCTGGTTTTTACCCCGGTCAGTCGGCCGGGTCGTCCTTTGCGCTTCGGCGGTTTCACCTTCTTCGCCTTGCCCCTGTCCGCCTCGCCCCTCTCGCCGACGATCCGGTTCCGAATGTCGTGTGCGTTCAGATCGTCGATCCAAGCACCCGTGAAGCCGAGGTCGTGTTCCTGGCCGTCCTCGGTTCTGACCAGAAGGCGTTGGGCGAACGCAGGCGGAACCTGCCAAGCCTCATCAATCGAGAGAAGGGCCTCTCCCGCGCGCCGGCGCTTCGGCACGATGGTAGACGCCTGGTGTAGCAGGTAGTACGCGGTGGCGAAAAACTCCGAGAGGCCGGCTGGCGTAAGGAGTTCCACGCCGACATCCTCGAGGATGTACCAAGCTGCCCACAGGTGGCTGACAGATTTGTACCTGGGCCAAAGGTGCTTCTTGATGTTCTGCTTTCCACCCCCCACTACCCGGTTTCTACGGCACCATTCTGCGATGCCGTCGATGGCTCGTGTGAGAGACGCCTCTGGCTGCGTCTCCGGCTGCTGCCAGCGCGAGACGACCCATCGGAGGATGTAGCCGCTCGCGATATGAGCAAGCCAGTCGCGGTCTAGCATGCGGCGGACGATCAGCCGCCAGTCCTCTCGGCCGTCGAAGCTGAGTGCCACGTCGGGATCTACCGTCAGTGGGACGCCGGCTTCGCGGAGGCCCTGCACGATGCTGAGCGACTGATCGGCAAAGATGGCATGGTTGAGCCGGATGATGTCTTCGTATTGCTCGACGCCGGGGGAGCACATGACGGACAGCGTGTAGATGAAATCTCGCTGGGCCAGGACGTTGTTTGCGATCGCGGACAGCTTGTCCAGATCCTCCTCGCCGTTCAGCTCAGCGATGGCGACTTCGGGGATCTCGAGCAGCGCATCATTGTCGAAGTGAGCTGACGGAAGATCGAGCAGCGGCATCAGCTGACCTCCTGCGGCGAGCGACCGTCGGCAATATCTCGTACCTTGCGATCGACTTTCAGCCCAAACCGCGGCGCACCCTTGCGGATGGCATCGCGGATGTAAGAGGGGGCGAGGTGGCCATAGTGCTTCTCGACCATGCGGGTGTCGCTGTGACCGAGGTTCTTGGCGACGACGAGCAACGGGACGCCGTTCATCACGGCGTGCGATGCCCAGGTGTGACGCAGGCCATGGAACGAAATCCGTGGCGTGATTTTCGCGGCCTTGCATGCCGCACGCATCGGTCGGGCCTGATGCGCCGTGCGCCAAGCCGTGCCGTCGGCGTGCGCGAACAGCAGCACCGGATCATCATCGTCAAGGGGTGGTCCTTGGTTATGCCCGCGCCGGTCGGCTTGCTCGGCTTCCCGCTTCGCCAGCTCGGCCGCCCTGACCATTGCCGTCCGTTTGAAGAACGCCGCGCCTTCCGCGGTGAGTTCGATGTGGCGGGCCTTCCCGCTCTTGCTCTCTCGGATCAGCAGCGTCTCAGAGTCGGGGTTGAAGTCCTCGACCAACAACCGGCCCAGCTCGCCGTAGCGCGCGCCGCTCAACAGCGCCGCCGTGATTAGTGAGCGGAAATCCGGCGCGGCCGCGTTGATGAGACGCTGGGATTCCGCGAGCGACAGGTATCGGACCCGGGCGGCGTCAACGCTTTCGAAGGGCTTCACCCGACGCCATTCGACGTCCGAGGTGACGTGCCCCTCCTTGAACTGGTGGTTCAAGGCCGCCTTCAGCACGGTTAGCACGCGGTTCGCGGTTGATCGGCGCCGGCGTTTGGCCTCGTCGCTGTCATCGGCCGCGCGGTGCCGCTGGTCCTGGCCCGGCTTCGTGCGGAGGCGGGCAGAGGCCTTCGCGAGATCCCGATGCCACTTTCGGATCGCCTTCGTCGTGAGCGCGGCGATCTCGGTGTCGCCCAGCGCCGGCAGGATGAATGCCTCCGCCTTGTAGCGGGTATCCCGCGCCGATTTTCGGTTGTCCTCGAGGAAAGCAAGATATTCCTCGACCGCCGCGCGCACCGTGAGGGGCCCGGCTGGCGTCTGTGTCGCCTTGGCTGCCTCGGTGTGCCGGCGCCGCGCCTCATCCTGGGCCTGCTTGAACGACAGTACCGCTGCACCGTCGGCGTTGGCGAAATCGTCGGCCACGCCGATGCGCTCGACGGTATAGGCCTGCTGGCCGGCGTACCGACGGACCACCCAGGCGCCGGCGACCTGCTGGCCGCGCCTGCCCTTGGCCTTGCGGTAGCCGAGGTGCAGGCCAGGCTCGATGGCGCGGTAGTAGGGCTTGCCCCGAGGTTTCAGCCGCTCCCGCGCCGCCCTGCTATCCAACGAGGCATCCTTGATCGTGCGTGCCAT